AAGCTGACGCTTAATTATGGTTGAAGAAAAAGTCATCCAGCCTGAGTCCGTGACTCCTGCTGAACAGCCCGTGGCTGAGACTCCTATCCCTCAAGCCCCCAATTTAGACAATGTAAAGACAGAGTATGAATCTCAGATTTCTGCTCTAAAAGGACAACTCGCTGAAGCTCAAGAAGATCGCTTGGGTGTTAAGCGTAAATTAGATGAGGTGTATCAAAAGCAAGATGACGAAAGGAAACAAAAGCTCGAAGATCAAGGGCAATGGAAAGACCTCTGGGAAGAGGCCAACAAAACAGCCCAAGAAAAAGAGCAGCAAATACTAACTCTAAATCAGGAGTTAGAGAATTTAAAAACCTCTAATGAGGCTGCAAATACTAAGAGTGCTGCTTTAGCTGCTATTAGTAATTTAGGTGCTATTAATGCAGAGCAAACACTCTCTTTATTGCAGGATAGGTTAAAGAAAAATAACGAAGGTAATGTCGTTGTTTTAAATGGAGGGGTTGAACAAGACCTCAACACTTATATAAATAACTTACGAAATCCTGGCTCTGGTTGGGAGCATCATTTCAAAGCTAGTTCGGCTGCTGGAATGGGCGCAAAACCAACACCTACCTCAAATGTCTCACCTGGCATGTCTAATCCTTGGAAAGAAGGTAGTATTAACATAACTAGGCAAATGGCCCTAGAATCAACCGAGCCTGAACTTGCAGCCGTGCTGAAAAGGGAAGCTCAAACCAGTTAATTCCGTGAATTAGCTACCGAGTCCGTGACTTGGATTTCGTTAAATAATGCCCCTAAAGTGAAATGGCAGCCCCGTTTCAGAATTATTCTGGCGGTGTCCTACTTGCGGACATCGTAAAAAGAAATAACTTGTCTCGCTATGTTGGTGAGGCAATTAAAGAACGCAGTCTCTTTATAAAAAGTGGAGCTGTAGTTCGTAACTCTTTCCTTGATGCTAAGGAAGGTGGTACACGTATCCAAGTTCCTGAGTTCAACCCAGTTTCACCTACTGAAGAGGTAATGACTGGTGCTGCTAACTGGGGAACATCTACTGCTGGTTATTTAACACCACAGAAGATTGGTACAGGAACCCAGATTGCATCCATCTGCCATAGAGGTTTTGCCTATGCGGTTGATGATGTTGCAGTTTTGGCTGCTGGTGAAGATCCAATGCTTCACATCCGCAACCAGCTTGCAGATGCAATCAACAAGTTAAACAGCCAAAGACTTTTCTATCAGCTTCATGGTTTATTCGGTACTGCTTTAAGTGGTAACGCATTAGATCTTGCTAAAGCTGCTAGTTCTGGTGCTGCTGAAGCTAACTATTTGACAGGTTCAAATGTTGCTCAAGCACGTGCTGCTCTTGGAGAGCGTGGCGATGAGTTAGATACTCTTATCGTTCACCCAAATGTAGGTTTCTACCTTTATCAAGTTGGTCTTCTAACATTCTCTACTTCTTCACTCACTTCTGGTGGAGCAGTTACATGGGGTGGTGGTGGAACAGGTGTTGATGCTAG